AATCAGAATACCAATGTCAACCAGTCTACCTCTTCAAGCGATGTAAAAACTGACAATAAAAATGTCAATATGAACGATTCAAAATCTGACAACACCAATCGCAACATAAACGAGTCCAACAGCACGCAAACAATTAATCAGAACGTAAAGTCTGAAGCTCCTCCGGCTTCAGCGATAGCTCCTAGCATAATGAGTTATTCTCAAGATTTGTGCCAAGTGGGTCGGTCCTCAGCTTTCCAAGGGCAAATTTTTGGTTTTTCAGGCGGCAAAACTGTTGTAGATAAAAATTGTGAAAGATTAAAACTGTCTACCATGCTTTATAACCAAGGCATGAAAGTGGCGGCTGTTAGCTTGCTTTGCCAAGACGAAAGAGTATTTAAAGCTATGTCTATGGCAGGCACGCCTTGTCCAATTTTTGGAAAAATCGGCAAAGAAGCTACCGCAGAATGGCAGAAAAATCCAGCTCTACGACCTGATGTAGAAGATGCTGAAGCAGAATACATTGCAAAATGCACATACGACTCTAATCCAAACAGAGATAAAATAAATAAAGACATAGTTGGCGCAGTAAAAGTAATATATACCCGGAAAACTAAATCGAGAAAACAGTGTTCAAAAGAATTTTTTGCGCAGTAGCCTGTCTATACAGTCTTAACGTATCAAGCACATACGTCTATGAAGCCAATCAGGCTTTAATAGACCTTACCAACCAATCAGGAACAACCAATCTAAATGCAGGAGACGACCAAGTATCATCTGCTTTTAGCCTAGGCTTCACATTTGACTTTTACGGCGAAGCTTTTACCCAAGGGCGAATGGCTACCAATGGCTGTTTGCACTTTAAAACTTCAGGCGCTTATTGTAACGACTACACACCTGACCCATTAACCAGTCAGTTTACCTATACTCTACTGCCATTTTGGACTGATTTAATTAGAGACAATGGCTCTAGTATGTTGGCTAAGAGTTTTGACGATAAAACGGTTTTTGGCTGGTACAACATGAGGGAATACAACAGAGCATCCGATAACAGCTTTGAAGTAATACTTTGGCGTGATGACAACTTTGAGTTTAGATACGGTGCATTAGATATTACTAAACATGATGTACTTATAGGAGAAATGGGTAGTGGTAGCTCGCAAGTGTATCAATACTTGTTTCACGATCAATGTTCTACAGGTTCAACCAATGCTAGTAATTGCACTGGAACATGGAATAGCTCATCCTCTAACACCCTGCTAGAAAATGGTGGGTCGTTATTTGGCTCAGGAACAGGAAATGCCATTGACTGTACCGACCCTCTAAATAATGCTGGATGCTCTGGCTACGCAGTAGCCTATCAAACACAACAATGTAATATCACTCAGCTTTATAATGATTCTTGCCCTTTATATTGGGAAGCGTATGACGATCAACAATGCGATCTAAATCCACAGTACGCACCTTTTTGCAGAGGCTACAGCCAGCAAGACTCCGTTGCTTTTTTTGATGATAGTACAGCAGACTATGGGTTTATAGATGAACAAGACCAATTTGCTACTGGTATATTCTTTGAAGAACATGAAGACTTAGGTTTTGAAGAAATTTTTGGCACCACAGATATGTTTGAAGATGACATGTTTCTGCTCTTTGAAGATTTTAACAGCAACCCAATGGACTACTTTGCTGAACCTACAGATGAGATGGTTATTTTCTTTGAACCTGAGCAGCTACCTTTTGGTGTAGAATTTTCACCCACGCATGAACCAATGCATCACCAAGAAGACATGTTGCTTGATGAATTTTTATTTCAAGAAACTTTTTTAGTAGAAGATTACAGCGAACCTGAAACATTTATAGAATTTAACAGCGTAGAAGAATTAGAAGAATGGTTTGAAGAAGAGACAAGGCATGAAGAGGAGTTTGCTGAACTGGATGAACCAGAAGAAGAGATATTTGAAGAGGAAGCTGTTGAAGAAGTCTTTGAGGCAATTGAAGAAAGAATGGCTGAGGCTGAGATTGAAGAAGAAAGATTAGAGCTTGAAGAAGAGCAATCTCATGAGCCGATAGATGAAATCAGAGAAGAGTTTGAGTTGGTAGAAAACGAATCACCCACAGGAAAAAGTAAATTAATGAAGGTTGCTTTGAATGTTGTAAAACAAGGTTTAAATACCGCAAAATCAAGTTACTCTGGTTCATTTGGAGGCGCAAGTAACAATTCTGTTGTTTCTGGCTCAAACAACGCAACAACATCTTCATCAAGCGGAGGCATTAGCACCTCTAGCTCACCCAGTGCATCAGATCAATTTGCCAGCGCATCACAACAAACCAATCAAGTGCTGTCTATGTCAAATACTTCCGGCGGCTCATCAAACATGAGCGTGTCTACTGCGCCTATGCCAACATTTACAGACACAGCTTCTATGGCTATTGCAGATGTTCAAGTAAGCAATGTTCAGGGCGAAATAGATACGGCATCTTCTGGCGTAATGACTTCTTCAGAAGCAGACCAGATAGCAGACAAGATTATTGCCGCAAACATAGAAGAGCAGCAAGAGGAGATAGAGCAAGAACAACAAGACACGGGTCAATATGGAGATGAGTCAAAGCTTGTAGCATTAATTGGCTATGTCCCAGATTTTAATGCTTATTCACAAACAAGCGTGCCTGATTCAAAAGATTGGTATATAAGTGCAAATATTTATACTTCTGCTACACTAGACGACAACACCAGTGCTTTTTACGGTTTGGTTAATGATAATTTAAAAGGTTTGAGTCAGATGATAAGTGACCAACCTAATATGTGGAGATAATTATGAATTGGTTTGAAAACAAAACAACACAAATAATTGCCCTAGTAGGAATAGTTACAACGCTTGCCGGCTTCGGCTATCAGGGCGCTCAATACGTTAATAGATTAGATAATCTTGAAGCTCAAATAGGTGGCATAGGCGATACTGAATCAGCACAACAGATTATTGAAGAACGCTTCGCAGCAATAGAAACATCTGTAGAGTACATTAATAAATCTATAGATAGCTTGGCAATACCTGATGTAACAGAAATTAAAACTGATATTGCTACAATTAAAGCTGACTTACAGTCTCTTGAAAAAGATATAAGCAAACTAGAAAACAAGGATGACAATCCTTTAAACGGATAATTATATGAAATTTAGTTTAATTAAAAATGTTGTAGGTGCTTTGGCTCCTACACTTGGTTCAGCTTTGGGCGGACCATTGGGCGGTCAAGCCGCATCTGTTATTGCTGGCGTACTTGGTTGTCAATCAGACCCAAAATCTATTAACAAAGCTATCCAAGCAGCCACTCCAGAACAAATGTTAGAACTTAAAAAAGCAGAGCAAAGCTTTGAGCTACAAATGAAAGAGCTTGAAGTAGATGTGTTTAAGTTAGAAGTAGCAGACAAACAAGACGCTCGCGGTAAGTTTAGCAAAGACTGGACTGCTAGAATTATGGGCGTAGTTATTGTCGGTGGCTTTATGGGTTACATATTCTTAGTAACACTGCAACCACCAGAGCAAAACAGCGAAGCATTAATTAACTTAGTGCTTGGTTACTTAGGCGGATTGGCAAGTGCTGTAATCAGCTTTTACTTCGGCGCTTCAAACACCCCAGATAAAAATGACTAGCAGAAAAACAGCATCAGACGTACATTCAGACTTAAAATCACACGAGGCAAAATGTGAAGAAAGATGGAAGACGATATTCAAAGAAACAGCAGAAATAAAAAAAGAAATGAACGATCTAAACGGAACACTAAAAATGGCAGCTTTTGGATGCTTTGGTTTTTTAAGCACCGTAATTATTGCAGTAATTACAATATTTCTTCCAATAAACTAATGAAAATATCAAAAGAGGGCGTTGCTCTTATAAAAAAATTTGAAGGCTGTAAACTAGAATCCTACTACGATGCCGTGGATGTATTAACCATAGCTTATGGCAGAACCAAAGCAGTTAAAGCTGGTGATACTTGCACACAAGAACAAGCCGATGCTTGGCTTGAAGAGGAATTGCATGAGTATGGTGGCTATGTAAACGATGCGGTTAAAGTTGATTTAGAGCAAAATCAATTTGATGCTCTTACGGCGTGGACATACAACCTAGGTCCTACAAATCTTAATAGCAGCACCATGTTAACCAAAATTAATGAAAAGGATTGGGATGAAGTTCCCAATCAAATGAAGCGCTGGAACAAGGCTGGTGGAAAAATATTAGAAGGGCTTGTCAGAAGAAGAGAGGCTGAAGCCAAACTTTTTGAAGGGCTAGAATGGTCAGACATCTAAATGTATGTAAAAATGCAACATGGCATGAAGTTAATGGGTATTTGTCAATATCTCCTCTCACTCATAAACTCTTGCCTAGGGAAGTTTGTATTGTTCCCCTCAAGAGCTAATATTGACTTCCCGTTTAATGCTTGATTTAGAAAAAATAAAATCTTTTGACATTCTTTCAAAAGATGAGCAAATAGAAGCGCTAACTCTTATTGATAAATGGAAGAACATCAAAAGCAGAGAAAAATGCAAAGATGATTTTTTAGAGTTTGTACAAATGATGTGGCATGGTTTTATCATGGGCAGGCATCACAAGATTCTTGCAGAAAAATTTAACCGCATAGCTCAAGGCAAACTGAAAAGGTTAATTGTTTGTTTGCCACCAAGACATTCTAAATCAGAATTTGCATCAACTTTCTTGCCTGCTTGGATGATGGGCTTAAACCCAAGTTTAAAAATTATACAAGCAACGCATACAGCAGAATTAGCCGTAAGGTTTGGTCGGCGAGTAAGAAACATTATTGACTCTGAAGATTATCAAACAGTATTTCCAAACATCACGCTATCGGGCGATAACAAATCAGCAGGCAGGTGGACAACCAGTGACGGCGGAGAAGCTTTCTATTCAGGAGTCGGCGGAGCCATTACAGGTCGTGGCGCAGATTTATTAATTATTGATGACCCGCATTCTGAGCAAGATGCCATGTCTCCGACTGCAATGGATGGTGCTTGGGAATGGTACACGTCAGGTCCACGCCAGAGGTTGCAACCCGGTGGTACTATCATATTAGTGATGACGCGATGGTCAACCAAAGACTTAGCAGGCAGATTGCTTAAAAGACAAAACGAAGAACACGCAGATCAATGGGAGCTGGTTGAGTTTCCTGCAATCATGCCAGAAACAGACGAGCCTTTGTGGGGAGAGTTTTGGAAGAAAGAAGAGTTGTTAGGAGTAAAAGCATCTTTGCCCATATCCAAATGGAATGCTCAATGGATGCAAAATCCCACAGCAGAGTCAGGCTCAATTATTAAACGTGAATGGTGGAAGACTTGGGAAAAAGACGGCATACCAGACTGTCAGTGCATTATACAAAGTTATGACACAGCCTTTAGCGCCAAAGAAACCGCAGATTACTCTGCAATAACCACATGGGGTATTTTTGACCCAGAAGACGGCACAGAAAACGCAATTATACTTTTGGATGCTACTAGGCACAGAGTTGATTTTCCAGAGCTAAAAAAACTAGCGCTAGAAGAATACAAATACTGGGAGCCTGACATAGTTTTAATTGAAGCCAAAGCCAGTGGCACACCCTTAACTCAAGAACTTAGAAAAATAGGAATTCCGGTTCAATCATAC